AACTTTTCGATCATTGCTCACATCGATAATTGATACCCCGCCAGCCTCCGCAAACCTCCGACAAAAACGCCTCAAGATCCCCATCAAATCAGCCTTTCCAAAAATTACACTGTTTGCATGTACAGTCAACCTACGACATCATAAGCCATGGTTTTTGTGTCCACCAGTGCGTCCATATCCTATGATGGACACATAACCTCCCGTTCTGATGGACACACGCAGGGACAAATCATGGCTATTTCAGATAGTTATCTAAAGTCGTGCCTTGGGCGCGAACGAGACAAAGTTGAAGAAAAGGCAGACCGTGATGGTCTGTGGGTACGCATCTCCAAAAAGGGGGCCGTTACTTTTTTCTACCGATTCCGCTTCCTGGGCAAACAGGACAAGATGACGATCGGCAGCTATCCGGAGTTCGGATTAAAAGCCGCGCGCGATGAAGTGGCTAAGTGGGCCGCTATTCTTGCCCGTGGCGAAAACCCAAGGATCAGGCAAAGCCTCGACAAAGCCAAGATTAATAGCCAGTACACCTTCGAAGAGCTGTTCCGTGAATGGCACTCAATGGTCTGCATTCAAAAAGAATCAGCCGGGCAGGTCCTCCGCTCGTTTGAACTGCACGTTTTCCCCAAGCTCGGGAAATACCCTGCGCATCAGCTCACGCTACACAACTGGCTCACTGTGCTGGACCGATTGGCCCAGGGTTACAGCGAGATCACCCGGCGCGTGATCAGCAACGGCCGACAGTGTTATTCCTGGGCAGTGAAACGGCAGTTGCTGGAAGTTAACCCGCTGTCAGAAATGTCTGGGCGTGATTTCGGCATCCAGAAACAAATGGGTGAGCGAACCCTGGACCGTAAAGAACTGGCGATTGTCTGGCGAGCCATTGAGGATTCCCGCCTCATTGAGCGAAACAAGATCCTCTATAAATTGTCACTGATATGGGCGTGCAGGGTCGGCGAACTCCGGCAGGCTGAAGTCGCACACTTTGATTTTGAAGAAGGGATCTGGACTGTTCCATGGGAAAACCACAAGACAGGGCGGAAGACAAAGAAACCAATAATTCGACCTATCATCCCAGAAATGCTCCCGCTGATAAAACGGGCCATTGAGCTGGCGCCTGGACGCTTTGTTTTTTCAAAATATGAAGACAAGCCGATGAGTGAAGGCTTCCATATGAGCATCAGCAGCAACCTGGTTAAGTTTATGCTGAAGTCATATAGTGAGCAGGTCCCTCACTTTACCGTTCACGATCTGCGCAGAACGGCGAGAACTAACTTTTCAGAGCTGACGCTGAGATAATGCTCGGGCGTAAACTGCCAGGTGTGTGGTCGGTCTACGACAAGCACACCTATGTGGAGGAAATGAGAGTGGCATATGGTAAGTGGTGGGCCCGACTTATGAGCATCGTCGAGCCCGACATTCTGGAGTTCACGCCGCGTCAGGTCGGGTGAGACGTCCTTTATCATCACGGGTTAGATTCAGGTGCGACATCGGCTTACGGGTTGATCGTGACATCTCTTTAATCTGCCAGGCGGTGACTTTAGTTTTTAGCCATTTATTAGGGCCACCCATGTAAGCGCAATCGGGCTCAGGAAAAGGGTTCTCGTTTGGGGCTCTTTTCCTGTAGCGTTCGAGCGTACGTGAGGAAATACAAAGCTGCCCGCAGATGTCTTTAGTGCTCATCAGCTCAAATTTATTCGTTGCTTTGCTCATCTTCGTTCTCCAAGGGCCCCAACCGGGGCCGTTTGATAATTCTTTATCAGGACGCCTGGCCGGGAAGGGCACGCAAGCGGCGCATGCCTGTCATTGCCGTGGCCACATAGCTCGCCTTGCGGTTCACCACCTCCACCCAGACCTTCACGCCTTCAACTTTCACCGTATACGTCTCTTTCATCTTGCTGCGCCCATAGTCGCCGTATCTTTGCTGGTGGGCTGCCAGCGCGATGTCGCATGCCTGACGCGCTAACGGGGATTGCTGGTTACCTCGGTTAATCAGTCGCATGGCCATCTCCTTCGATACGCTTAAACTCGATCACCCAGACCCAAGGATTTCTGTCCCATTCACCAAAGCCATAAATGGACTCCCAGAGCGTAGTGAAAGATCCCCTGGCGCTGAGCTGGTGCTGCGTCCAGCCCGGCTGGTAATGTTTCCAAAAACCTTCGCGCAGTTGGGCAACACCCTCTGAACGTGCCTCTTCTTCGCTGATGCTCTTTAACTGCTCGACCCGTACATCGGTGATCTCCAGTAAAATCCGACTGGCCCAGCGCGGCATGTGGATGCTGGGTGTCCAGCGGACATCCTCAGCCGGCGGCACGTTCTCGTAATGAGTTGGAACATGCGAAGGGTAATTCGCGCGATAAAGTTTCAGATCCGGCGCGCTGGCTCCAGCCTCTGCCCACGTCTCCCGCACCCAGATGCGGTCGCCTGGTACTCCGTACGGGCAGCATTCCCTGATTAGTTCAGGCACATCTTCCGGGTAACAGCCGATAAACTTCTTCCCGATCTGAATGAATTTTGAAATTGGGTCTCTTCCGACCGTGCAGTCCTTAATAATTCTACGTGTCTGCGTCTTACGGCCGTCGAGGATGGCGCGCACCATCTCGCCGTTAAAAATCATTCCGCGCTCAGTCATACTAGGCCTCCAGCTCGTTCTGAATCTCTTCGTCGATCTCTTCGTTGGTGGCATCTTCGTTCAGATAGTCACGCGCTTCTTTGAGGTACTGTTCACGACGGCTGCTGTCATACCAGACCGAGAACTCTGGAGACCAGCCACCGTCATCGCCGTTTTCAGCAAAAAAATCATGCATTGCGTTGTTATAGGCCAGGTTCTCTACCATGCAGTCAGCAGTTGTCAGGGCGCATTCGCGGATATAGCCGCGGAGATCGCGTTTATGCCACCACGGGCTCACCTTCGAATCACAAAGACCTTTGAACTCAACTTCCCAGCGGCGGATACAGCGTGCATTTAATGATTTGCTCATCTTGTTACCGGGAGGGCGAACCCTCCCGCCTCCCTTACGCCACATATTCCGGTTTCATATCATCGAGGGTGATGCGGTACTTATCGTGCAATTCATCACCCAAGAGCCGTTTAGCCGCCAGGAGCATCTTCTCAACTTCCTTGAAGCGTTCTTCCGCACCTTCCACTCCCGGTTGTGGAAGAGCGTTGATAGCTGTATCAACTTTGTTTTTTGCATTCACAAAGTGGTACCGGCGCGTAGCTTTGTTTTTCAGTTCGGTGTGCAATGCTGCACCCAATACGGATTTAGAAGCATTGATGTCGTTTCCGACGGTAGTGGCATCGTCCAGAGTTTCAGCAGAATCAATCCGTTTACGGTATTCATCAGCCAAAGTGTCGATATTTACAGATGACTCCTGAGAATCCTGCGTGTTTACTACATTTTCACCTTTGATATCAGCCAGGCTCATTTTCTGAACCGGTGCCGGGTTAATTTCCCTTTCGGTGGGCTGCTCAATCTCATCAGGCGTGTAAACGCCTAGGATCACGTGCGGGCAGTACAAGCGCGCCCAATATTTCACGCCGAGGTAGGCTATTTGCTGGTCGGGCTTTGAAACCCACAGCGGCGAATTTCGAGTAACTACCTGCGACAGGTAAAGAGGTTTATCCCAGGTGATTTCACTTTCACCACGAAGAATTGCTCCGACTTGAACATAGAGACCTTCTTCGTCTTCATCAGTCCAGTCGCGAACGCGTTCGGCAACAGTGTACTTACCGTTCTTACCCATTTTTTCACGGGGCACTTCTTTGGTTTTGGTGCAACGTTCCCAGTCGCCGCCGTAGCGATAATGAAAACGGCCATGAATGGCACTGGAACTGGTAATTACGGCGTTAACAAGCTGCGCTTCGTAACCCAACTGGCCGTTGACCAGGTGAGTTTTTTGCGCCACCGCGTAAGGGTTCATGCCCCACTGCATGGCTTGCATAACAATCGCCATGCAATCCGCAGGCTTTCCTGCCAAGTGTGCCGGTACTGTAACGACAGACTGGGCCATCAGCCCGGCGAAAGCCTGCAACTGACCCAGTGCCTGAACGTTGAAAATTGAGTTGCTGGCAGAGATAGTGTTTGGAGCCTGCTGCTCAGCAGTTACGATATTCATGTTTTCCATCATCATTCCCCTTATGCCTGAGTACGCAGCGCTTCGAGGCGGCGCAGGTCGAAATCGTTCAGTTCGTCGGTGTAGTCGGCAGTGATTGGTGCTGGCCATTCACCTGTGTCGAATCCGGTTGCGATAGCGCGCATCGCTTTGCGGTACTCGAGCATGCCCAGCTCCAGTAGTTCAGCGGATGCCTCGATGATGGCGATCCAGTGGTAGTTCTCGTCTTTGTTGACGAAAATCCAGAAGAACTGGTCCAGCGCCGCGGTTTCGCAGTACATGGCTGCGCTCAGGTGATAGTCGCGGTCAATGATTTCCCGGTGCAGTCTGGCGCGCAGGCTTTCCTGCTTTACGTTCCACATGCTGATAGTTTTCAGGTCTGCGCCGATACGCACACCGTCCAGGTCGATCTCGAGGTCCGGGCGCACACGAACTTCCAAGCCCGTCTCCTCGTCAAAGCCGAAGTAACTCACCTCGACGGCACGGCTCGGGTGGGTCAGCAGCATGCTGGCGGTCGGGTGAGCCAGAAGCGCTTTTTGAATATTCAGTGCGGTGCCCAGCTGCTGGCGGGTGACCAGCACTTTTCCTTTCGGGTTCTCACGCCAGGCATCCAGCAACTCGTCGGCAAAAACCGCATCTGGTTTGACTGCTTTCACGGCCTGAATCAGATCGGCCTTCGTGCCAGAGACTTTCAGCGGTTGTGGCTTCTGTGCTTCCTGCGCGACCAAGTCAGGATTGATAATCGCCAGTTGTTCGAGAAGCGCGTCGCGGCTACCGCTGGTTTTCACTTGCGCGGGCAGGGTGGCGTTGTACTCTTTGATGCATGCCTTCATTGCTGTTGCCGTCTGCTTCTGGTCTGCATTGATACGCTGGAAATCAGCTGGCAGTGCCATATAGTTCTGCGCAGTTTCTTCCAGGCTAGCGCCCAGCGGCACCTGCGCGGGCAGGGTGGCGTTGTACTGTTCCAGTAACGCCTTGATGTTGTCGGCAGACAGCAGCGCCGGCAGACTGGCGTTGTACTCATCGATAAAGGTGCGCAGTGTCGCCGTGGTGGTGAATGCGCCTTCAGGGATAACCGGTTCAATGCTGAACTCTGCATCCAGCTGTTCAGGCTGCAACGCCAGCGCATGCACTAAGTTGCCCATGTCCAGAACTTCGGAGCGCTCTTTGACGATGGTTTTTTCAACGTGGCGCGCATTGAAGTACATCAGCGACACGCGCGCATCTTTTACCAGGGTAGAGCTGATGCCGTTAGCGGCGTGATAAACCTCGTTCGGGAGACCTTCATAGCGGCCTGGCTCGAAATAAGCAGGATATTCAACAGCTGGTTCTTCCTGATGCACTTTTGGTTCGTTTTGTGCCGATTCTGGTTCGTTCTGGTCTACTGAATCAGGAATTTGGGTTGCATCATCCAGATCCTGGCTGGCGAGACTCGGCGCGCTGGTGGCCAGAATCTCAGCGGCAGAGGGCTCTACGGTAGCTGGTTCCTCACCAGTGTCAGCACTGCTTTCACCTGGCTCCAATACGACTTTGCCCGGTGACAGCGCATCACAAGTCGGTTCTTCATTACTGTTATTCTCTTGAACCTGCACATTGCTGGTGGTCTCCAATTCCGTTTTTTCTACTTCATTTGAGGCGCTTTGGTTGAGCAGGCTTTCAATGGAAAACATGCCGTTGCCCATACTTATGATTTCCGGCTGCTCTTTCACTTCCTCAGCGCGGCGGCGCGCACCTTCTTCACGAATCCGCTGTAAATTCTCTTCGTGAGTAGTGGTGGCCATACGGTGCGTTGTTTCCCATTTCGGATCTGTTGGGTCGCTAATACCCTCGACAAATTCTCCACGTCCGGCTGCCAGCTGCTTGTCCACGTCTTCACGGGAAATAACTGGGGCGGCAGAAGGCAGCGGCATTAACTCGGTCGTGGAGTTGAAATTTGTGGTCATTGTTCGATTAACAAATTCCAGATGAGCAGCAGGGGTCTCAGGAGCGATACGCACGAGATTGAAGATTGCTGTGCGGTTCACTGCCAGCCCCCCCGGTTGATTACGCAGGATGTTGCTCCACGATTTCCACGGTTCCTCTTTTTTAGCGACGATCTCCTTCGCGCGGCGCAGCACGCTGCCTGGTATTTCGTGTGGGTTGAAATCCATGGGAAGCAGGGCACAGGCAATTTCAAGATCAAGGGAATCAAGTGTATGGTGCGCTCCCTCGCCGCGGTCCGTTTTATAACCCCCGTCGGCATTAGTACCCGAGTCAGTACGCTGCACAGCGCTGATGCGGTTACCTTTGGCCCATTCTTTTGTCAAAATTCCGCGATCGAGATGTGACGTTTCTGCCCAAACTTGCGTGAACTTCAAAATCAGTGAGAGCTCGTGACGTTTCTCCATATCGAAAACGTCTCTGACGGCTCTGGTGTATTTCCACAGAAATGGCATATCCAGAGTCTGGATTTTTTCTACGCTTGCTGCTGCCAGCAGCAGGTTCTGGACGTACCCGTTATCAGTGTCCATTTCCAGCGTGCTTATTTCCTGATATTCCGCCTGCGTGAGGTGATAGCGAAGTTCATCCGACGTAAGCTGCGACAGCAGCTGCTTGCGGAACGACATTTGCACGATTGGGTAGCGCGTGTTTTCGTCGTCGCCTTCGTCAATCTTCAGATCAGAATTGGTTGGAGGAACTGCATCAGTCTCGTTAAAAGCCTGTTCGTCGACGATTTCACCAGTAGACGTGTCAACGCCATTAACGACCGTGGCTTCGGCCATTTCCGCTTTTTGTGTTGCAGGATGCTCGGGCAGAGAAACCCCAGGGATCTGCTCCCAGTTCATTTTGCCTTTATCGAGCTGATAATAATCACAGAAGGTAAAACTGATTTCGCCTTCCGGTGGAAGTTCGTTTACAACAGGGAAATTAGTTGCGACCGCTTTGTAATAGTCTTTAAATTTGCGACCGGACTTAAGCAGTAAATAATCCAGGGTGGCATTAGCGGTTTCAAAGTCCTCGCTGCACCATAAAACTGCATCAGGCTGACCAGATTGTTTTTTTGCTCTTCGAACAAGAAATACAGGGTTCGTGTTAGTCATGACACATAATCCTCTTATCGTGTAGACTGGAGGTGCCTGAAAGACACCTCGTATTTACCTGGGGATGTCCGGTTCGCTTTGGTCGGTGAGACCGGACAGGCAGGCCCACTTCGGTGGGCTTTTTAATGGACAGTGATGAATGCACGCTCCATGAAGTTGCGCTTGTGCTGGCGATAGCTGCCGTGCCCGCTCTTTTCACCATCTTTAATTTTCACGGCCAGCAGGCTGATAGCCTCGATAGCGCAGTGCGGACAGTCGAACGAGTCAAGAACATAACCCCCATCAAGTACGACGGTGGTTTCGCCGTTTTCAGTGGTATGAATCAGGCCAGATACTTTCTTGTCGCAGTTGAATAAAGCGATGCTTTTGTTAATTGCTTTCAGATTTAATTCGACTTTTACGATTTCCATAGAATGTTCCTTTTGGTTTATTCAGGGTGTAAGAATCCACGCCAAATAAATGGCGAATTTTTTTCAAATTACAGGGCTGCTAATTACGCTTCGTGTGCCATCTGGTCTTTTTCAGCACACTGTTTTGAGCAATACTCTTTTTCTTTACGGGCAAGATTATTGCCACAAAAATAAAGCAAGGTGCGTTTAACTTCTTTCCCCGTTTCAAAAGGCTTGCGGCAGTATCCGCATTCTTTCTTCATTTCCGCTCCTTACAGGCTTGCCGGGATCTCGCCGTTACGAATAATTCCCTCTACAGGCCAGCACTCACCATTCACGTTTTGCTCGATAGCAGCTGCCTAGCACTGTTGCTGGTTGTCATATACATCGATTACTACATCCTGCGATTCACCGTTGAGGGAGATAACAGTCAGAACCAGTGCAAATAAAGTGTTCATTACGGAGTACCCTTTTGAGCCAGTAAGTAACAAAGCTGGCGGATTCTGACTTTAATCCAGTTGAGGCGAACGGCCTGCTGCTGTGCTGGTTTGCGTGCAAAATCAATCATCTCATCCTCTTTGCCTTGTCGCCGGCCAGCGGAACGTTTATTACCTGACAACGATGCGCTTGTTGTCGATGAACTGAAGAGTACAACCAAAGGTTCGATAAGTAAAGCTAAAATGGAACTGAAAGTTCTATTTGAGGGTAAAAAAAGACACCGTAGAGGTGTCATGTTTTTGTACTAGGCGGGAATGGGGCTATTTCTTGAGATCGTTCATGATGTCGTAAACATCATTCTTGAGTAAGTCCATTTCTTTCACCACACCCCTGGTGTGGATGATCAAACGGAGCTTTTCAGCTTCAGGCAACTGATTAAAGAGAGATAACAGGGTTTGTTCCTGTTCATCAAGAACGCGAGGTAATGTCGGAAGCTCTTCTCCATTCTCCCCTTCTGTGCCCGGTTCCATAAAGAACCAGTACTCAGGCCTACCAGTTACGGCTGACAGCCTTTTAAGGCGATCGCCGCTTGCAGCTGCTGCACCATTCGCCCATTTACGCACTGAGGTATGTGAAAGCATCACGCGCCTGGCTAAATCAGCCATGCTCCAGCCGTTTTCCTCCATCACTTGATGGATTCTTTTGGCAAACACAGGGTGAGGAGTTTTATTCATATTTTCATTTTACAACCAATGGTTTTATAGTTCATCAGAACTATTGGTTTGATTTTTATTGGAACCAAAAGTTTTAAATGTTATTCTCCTGCCACCATAAACGAACACGCAGGTCAACAAATGGATAACCAACTTAAAAACAAAATCAGTAGCCATATGACGCAAGTAGGCATTGGAGAATGCTTTGGCATTTCTTCACAGGCCGTCGGTAAGTGGCTTCGGAAAGGAAAGATACCTCACGGTCGTATTTTGCCACTCTGTCGGATTCTTGAGTGGCAGGTTACACCTCATGAAATCGACCCTGTGGCATATCCAAACCCTACTGACGGCCTTCCACATCAGGAGTCCTGACCATGCACTCCATTTCATATCAACAAAATACCGGATTACATCCGGGGGCGATGATAAATCGCAATCAGCCAGGCGCGGCAGATAAGCACGAACAGATCCGCGATGCCGTGCGTGCCTGGGCTGCGTCACTGGATAACCAGGATGTCGTTGCCGGGATCATCGTTGAGGAGTGGGAACGACAGGGCGGCGCCGGGCTGGAATTTCCCGAAGACCTGAGCCGTAAGCGTCAGAAACTCTTCCGCTGGCTCGATGGTGATACGGAGTATGCGCGCAAAAACATCAGCCAGCTGTCGCCCGCGATCATCGCCGTTCTACCGCTTGAGTTCCGTGGACGTCTGGTACCTCAGGACTGCTTTATGACGCGCTATGCAGCGATGGAGAAGGAGATCGGCGAAGCGAAACGCGCGGTGATTCTGAGGGCGCCGCAGCACCAGCTGGTGAAAGAGGTGAGGGAGGGCATTGAACACCTGCTGGCGCTTCTGCCTGGGGAGGCTGTTGTTCAGGTTCTGAGTGGTCTCGCAGTCATGGGCCCGGGCGTCATGTGAGGTGTGCAGTGAATCATGTCGAATTTATTGAAAAGCACGTTCGCGAAGAACTTATCCGGCAGGGCTTCACCGCAGCTGTGGCGCAGGGGGGGCATTTCAGGCCGTCGATATGTACAAGCGAATGTCTCAGGCAAGTCGTAAGGGGAGAATTTTCGATGATGTTTTGCGTCACGCGAAGTTATGGGCAGAAAAACAGACAGTGCCGGCAGATCGGTTTGAGTCGAAGCGCATCAAGCGCGGTAAGCAGCAGGGGCTGTTCTAAAAGGGTGAAAGCCGCGGTGAGGGGGCACCAACGGCTTTCGGGTGCAAAAACGGGACGTAATTGCGAGGTCATTATGACAAACGCATGTACTAAACACCAGGCTAAAGGGGCATAGCATGTCAAATGTCGCTTATGCCGATTTTGCGGCACGTAGTGCCATCAGGAGCAACCGGATGGAGAACCAGAAGACCGGATTCATCCCGTTGTACCGGAGCGTACTGAAGAAGCCCTGGGCGAAAGATGTGTTCCTGCGCACGTTGTGGGAGAACCTTCTTTTGGGTGCTGCACGTCAGCCCTACACGGCGAACTTTAAAGGCCGTCAATGGCCCTTACAAACCGGACAACTGGTAACCACAACGGCCGATTTGGGGCTGAAATTATGCGACCGGGAAGGGAAGCCGAGTAGTCGTCACGCCGTGGACAGGATGCTTGATGTTTTCGAACGCGAAGGAATGATTTCTCGTTCTGGAGAGAAGCGAAAAGGCACTGTGATAACCATCACAAATTATGAGCGATATGCTCAAAAAATAGACGATTTACCCGCGCAATTCCCCGCGCATAACGGCGAGCATATCACCGCGCATGACGAAGCCAGTAGTGGCGCGGCTTGCGAGGGTCATGCCGCGCATTTACCCGCGCATAAGACCGCGCAATTCCCCGCGCATCATGAACAACAATATAATAACAACAATATAAATAATAAGATCTCTTCGTCTCGGAATTCTGAAGAATCCCGAAACGAGGCGACTCAAAAATTCCTCTCTCGTCACCCTGAAGCTGCCGACGGAATCTACACCCCGGCAGGAAAATCATGGGGTACTGCTGACGATCTCAAAGCCGCTCGCTGGATACACTCCCTGCGCCTGACGGTCAATGCCAGCCTGAGCGAACCGAAATGGGTCGAATGGGCTAACACAATCCGCCTGATGCGCGTCCAGGACAAACGTACGCACTTCGAGATTTGCGATCTGTTCAAGTGGGCCAACAAGGATGATTTCTGGAAAGACAACATCCTGAGCCCGTCAAGTCTGCGCAGGAAGTGGGACGACCTAACTACCAAGCGCCTGCGTAGCGGTGGACAGACAACGAAGACCACTGCCAAGGGCAAGGTCGATTTCAACAACACAGACTGGATCAACGGGGTGTTCGATGAAAAGTCTTTCTGAGCAGATGGTCAGCATAGACCGTGAAAATTTTGCGCGCATAGCACGCGGCATGCCTGAATTGCCGGATGCGCAGGACACGCCCGCTGAGCAGACCGCTGAAATCTTCAACGCGCTGTTTAGCGCCTTGCGTGCAACATTCCCGGCCAGCGTGCATAGCTTCAGCGACCAGTCTGAGTTTGACGAACTGCGCCGCCAGTGGGCTCAGGCATTTCGTGAAAACGGGATCACCACCATGGAACAGGTAAACGCCGGGCTGCGCATTGCACGTCGCCAGGAACGCCCGTTCCTGCCGTCGCCTGGTCAGTTCATCGCATGGTATCACCGTTGACGATGTCATGTCCGAATACTGGCGCTGGCGAAAGCTGGTTTTTCGCTACCCGACCAGTGAGCAATACCCGTGGAGCCAGCCCGTGCTCTATCACATTTGCCTTGAACTGCGCAGACGCGGTACTGACGGCCAGCTCAGCGAGAAAGAACTTGTTCGCGTTGCTGGCGATCTACTCCACGACTGGGAAATGCGTGTTCTCGATGGGAAACCTGTTCCACCAGTACGCCGGGCACTAACCGCACCAGCTCAGGATCGAGGCCCGACTCCGGCGCAGATGCTGATGGCGAAATACAAACAGCGAAAAGACGCTGGACTGATTTGAGAGGAAATCACATGGAAACCGTAATTCAGGTACTGGAAAAAATGGGGCGGGCGACATACCGCGAAGTTGCTGCCCGTCTTGAAATCGACCCGGTTGATGCGCTCACCATGTTACGTGAGCAGCGTGATCAGGGGTTATGCGATTTTGGAGACGGCGGCTGGTTCCTCGGTACCGTGAAAGGTCAGTCTCAGCAGTCAACGCCAAAGGCACCTGTTCATCCGGCGCCGTGCCTGAAAGGTGAGGAGCCGGAACCCGTAGATCATGATGTCGTCCGACAGCAGCTGCGTGAGCAGGGGGCAATGACGACCGTTTCGCTGGCCGCGGCCGTCAATCGCAATGCCCGCGGAATGGTCTCTGTTCTTCGCGCGCTGGAGCGCCAGGGCGTTGTAGTGAAGAACGGGAAGGGCAAAGGCGTTACCTGGTCCCTTGCTGTTGTGACAGAACCCGTTAAGCAAGAACCGGTACCGGAGGCACCTGCCGCCCCGGAAGAAGCAAAACCAGTCGAACAGATCGTGAGTGAAATCCCCTCGTTCACCGAAGGGCGCGCCGCAGTCGAAGCGGTACCAGCGGTGCGGGACATTTCTCGCGAAATCCGCCGCACCAGAAACAAGCTGGAGCAACTGACCAAACTGCGTGACGCGGTTCGTGTTATTGGTCGCCACAGAAATCTCGTTCAGCAGCTGACAGGGAGGGAATAACCGATGGCCAGAAAGAAAACTGACAAAGAACGCACCCTGATCATCATCCGGATTATCGAACTGGTGAAAGAGCAGGGACGCATCACCACGAATGACGTCGTTGCGATGTTTGGCCTGCACCGGACCACAGCAGAGAA